AAAGGCAGTTGCACCAACCGCAGTATTTTGAGTTCCTGTAGTAACTGCATCTAAAGCATAAGCTCCTACTGCTGTTTGACTTGCACCTGTAGTGTTTGCATTAAGTGCAAAATAACCAACTGCGGTGTTATTGTCTGCTGTCGTATTATCCCCAAGAGCAACATGCCCAATAGCGGTATTATTATTACCAGTAGTATTATAAAACATTGCTTGTTGCCCTATTGCAATGTTAGAAGCACCAGTTGTATTTGTACCAAGTGCTTGAGATCCAATAGCATTATTACCAGTTGCTGTAGTATTAGCATCTAAGGCTGCATAACCAATAGCAACATTATCTGTACCTGTAGTGTTATATCTAAGTGCCTCATAACCAACTGCGGTATTATTTGCTGCTGTGTTTGCTTGAAGTGAGCTATAACCAACTGCGGTATTATTGCTTGATGTGGTATTATTTGCTAAAGCTAAAATGCCTAATCCAGTGTTATATGTTCCTGATGTATTGTCTAATAAAGAACCAGCACCAAAAGCAGTATTATTAGATGCGGTATTAGCACTTAGAGAAGCCTCACCTACAGCAGTATTGGAAACTCCTGTAACATTAGCATCTAATGCACCAGAGCCAACTGCTGTGTTGTTATATCCTGTAGTGTTTGCTGTTAAGGCTGCACTACCAATAGCGGTATTGTTACCACCACTAAGAGAGCCATCATCTAAAGCCTGATTACCCAAAGCAACATTACCTGTACCAACAGGATAATTACCATCAAGTTTGATAGTTCCGCCATCAAAAGAAACATTAGATGATGCGGTAAGAGTAGTAAAAGATCCCGCAGCAGCAGTAGTGCCACCAATGACAGAGCTGTCTATTACAGCTCCGTCTAGGTTCATCGCTACGGATGTACCAGTGGAGCTAAACAGCGCATCAAGATCGTCTAAATCATCATTTAGTTTAGTACCCCAGGTATCGGTGGATGCACCGACCTCTGGTTTGGTTAGGTTTAGGTTAGTGGTAAATGTATCTGCCATAAATCTTTATCCTTTAAGCTGCGTCTTGTTCATCTAGTTCTGTCCATGGAGTGCTTGGATTGCTTAATGTTGTCCAAGTTGTACTTGTGGTTTGATCTGTCCATGTATCAGATGGAACAATTATATCATTCCATTTTAAACCACCGATAGCAGAAAAACTACTACTTTGCGATATGGTAGCACTTCCTCTGTCAATTTGTCTGCCGATAGCATCGAAGCCTGATACAGCAGCGCATGCAGCACTAGCACTTACTGTAAATCTACCAACCGCAGTCATTCCAGAAGTTTCTGCGCATGTTGCTGTACCTCTGTCTATTTGTTTACCAACTGCACTCATACCAGATGTTTCTGCACAAGTGGCTGATCCTAAATCAACTTGTGTACCAACTGCGGACATTCCGCTAGTTTCTGCGAGTGTAGCTGATCCTAAGTCTATTTGTGTGCCTACCGCAGTCATGCTTGATGTCTGCGCTATAGTTGCTGTTCCGCGATCTATCTGTCTGCCGATTGCAGACATATCGGATGTTTGAGCTATAGTGGATGATCCACGATCTATTTGCCTTCCTATAGCTGAAGCACCAGATGTTTCAGGCATGGTGGCAGAGCCAAGATTAATCTTGTGTCCTACTGCATTAAATCCTGATGTTTGTGCAGAGGTAGCTGCACCTAATTTAATAACTACACCAACAGAGGTAAAGCCTGATGTTTGCGATGATGTAGCGGTAGCGTTCTTTTGAACGGATGATTCGGCTGTAAAGCCAGATGTTTGAGCAGATGTGGCTACGCCAAAATGATATACGGGAGTTCCATAGTTGGACTTCCCGTATGTATATAACCCGTAGCCTACAGAGGCCATTGTATTAAGCTAATGTGATGTCTAAATCACCAGCATCAAATCTAAATACATCTCCTGAAGATACTACTTTTGAAGTATCTAAGTTTGCATAAGCAAGTAAGTTACCAGCACTTGAAGCATCTAAAACACCTACAGCTACAACAGTTCCATAGTTGGCAGTTGCAGTTGGGTATTCAATAGCTGCTGAGTTACTTGCAGTTGTTGGTGATGTACCAGATACAGTAAAGGTAGCAGTTTGTCTTGCATACGCTGTACCTGCAGTTGTTACTTCAGTACCGCCACCAGTATCATCTGGTGCTACAGTATATAAAGCTACATACAAAGTTGCGGGTGCAGTGTAAGAAACTCCGCCAAAAACATGATCCAATACTTTATCTTCTAAATAATCGCTAAATCCAGCCATTTATTACTCCTAATTATTACTCCAATAGTAAATATTTTTTCTAGCTTTTCCATAAGATCTTCTTCTTGGTATCAAAGATCCTTTAGAAAACTCTGCCCTTTCTTGCTGCATCCTGAGTTCCTCTAAGGACTTCTCAAACTGAGCATTGAAAAGTGGTGCTCTCTCATCTTCCATAAGGAAGACAGATGCATGTTTCAATGATCCATATAAGTAAATATCTGGATGCGAGGCTAATACAAAGTTAGATGTATTAGAATCACTTAAAGCATTTATTTTACTAAAGTATGTTAATTGTAATGTATATTCAGCATCAGGGGTAGGGGCAAGTTCCATTGTATTGTCTACTAATGCAAAATAAATAGGTTGACCTGTGACATTGTTGTTTGCCTTTCTATAAATATCCAATGATTCAATAGACATTTGCATTAATGGGCTAAAGTTATTGGATGTAATTTCTACATTAACAGCTTCTAACCAATCGGATGGTAGAGATAAATATTGTGCATCTGCGGTTGCGGTTGCTCTTTTAACTTGATCTGCAACGCGTAATCTTCTGTTTAATTCGGCTTCGGTATTGTCAATAAATATATCTATTTCAGATGTAAGATCTGATCTGTTTAGATAATTCGCTATGTTTGTTTTTAATTCGCTGTATGTCATAGTTTACCTTGCCATGTTCTAAATACTTTATTATCTGAATTGTTTAGCCATTTCTTCCATGCTTTCATATCGTTAGCCCATCCTTCGCGACAAGCTCTTTGATAAACTACTAATGGGACTTCTGCAACATGACGGAAGTCTTTACCTGGTTTTACATATTCTGCAATGTTTTTACAATGCTCTATGACTGGCTGAACATCCTGTGTGGTGTGATACACAAGTTTATCATCTTCTGTGGCAAATTCGTGTGTATAACCAGTTTTATGATCTATTAATGTTTTTCTAGCCATATTGCTTTTCTAAAAGTTCAACAACTTTAATTTTATCATTGACTTTAGCTATTTGACTAATAATTTTAAGAATAAAAAAAAGGCGGAGTAGAAATTAATCTAACCCCGCCTCATCCCGATCAATTAAGATACATTAAGGTCTGCAACAATACCATGAGCAGCTTCGTTGGATACTTCTAATCCATACTCAACTACGATCATTTTTGTCATAGCGTCACCTATAGTTGCGATATCAACAGTTTTGAAATCTCTTAGGTATGACACTTTAGCAAATTCAGGATCAACAAGAAGCAATGATCTTTCTCTTGATCTGTTTGATGGAACGATTTTAAGTTCACCAAAGTCAGATGAATAGATAGATACTGAAGCCTCTACTGTATTAGCATCTACAAATTGTCTTGCTTGTGTTCTACCTGTGAAACCAGAAATAACTTGTTTGTTATGTGGGCCACAAATAGCTAATGATGGTTCGCCACCATTAGTGAAGCATAGTTGTAGAACATCTTTAAGTAGATCTTCAGTTAGAGCTCTTTGAGTTCCGTCAGTTGGAGCAGCACCGCCACCTGTAGAAGCACCACCAGTTCCTCTTGAATCGTTTGAAGTGATCCAAGATTCGAAACCGCCAGTTACCCTTGCAGTTGAAGCGTTACCAGTTGTTTTAGCTCCGTTCTGAGAAAGAGCTTCTTCCATATCTCTTTTAAGAGCTTTAGACATAATAGCAAGTTGGTGAGCCATTTCTGATCTCTTACCTGCTGGATCTGAACTCTCTTGAGAGCCTGTTACTGTTGCATCTCTTTTTGAGATCATACATACATTACTTTGCCTTACAGTAGCGGTAGCAGCTGCTCTTGAAAGTTCAAAACCTTCAAGTTCGCCACTTGCACTAGGTACAGGTAAAGATTCGGTTTGCCAATCAAACACCACATTTTTAACACTTCTTTTGCCGATTGAGGACATAAAGGGAGTTTGCATTGGGGAGATGTTGTAAATGATATTACTTAAATCTTCCCTGTCAGCAGTTGCGGTGTAAGTATCAAAAGCGTTAGTTACTTTTGCCATGAGTTTACTCCTATATAAAAAATTACTTTAACATTTGTTCAAAAACTTTGGCTGCATCTGATGTTTTACCAGTTTTAGCCAACCTTTGTTTTGCTCTCTTTGCTGGTGCTACCGATTTTATTTTAGTAACTGCGCCTGGTCTTGCAACACGAGCTGGTGCTTTTTCGGTTGGTTTTTTCTTAGTTGCTTGAACAGTTTTATCATTCAACCAAGCATTACGCAAACCAAGCAAAGCTCTATAGTCGTAGATCGTATCCATTTCTTGTGCTGTATAGCCAAGAGTGTTGATTCCGTAATCGCGAATAGCTAACTTTTCTTGTTGGGCGATTTCTGGATTCTTCCATTCTGGAATAATCTCAAGAAGTTTTTGTTGTCCGTATTGTACGAACTGTGCTAATTGCCCTTGCTGTTTTTGATAGGCCTCTTGTTGAAGCCTTTGGTTTTCAGCTTGAGTAGCTCTTAACTTCTCTTTTCTTTCATCCCAAAGTTGCTTTTCACGAACATAACCAACAGGATCATCTTCGTACAACCTGTTCCAATCAGGCTCGTTAGCTAAATCAGCACTTAATTGTGCTTCTAGTTTAGGTAACAACTGAGCATAGATTGCATCTCTTTGCGCTAACTCTTGTTGCTGTTGCTCAATCAATTTTCTTTGTTGAGCTAACTCTTGAGTTTTGCGCGTGTAATCTTGCTGACGAGAATATCCGCTTTGGAGTTCCTCAAGCGTGACCGCTACTTCTTCTCCGTCAATCTTGACTGTGTAAGAAGTGGGTTGCTTTAGTCTGTCCTCAACCTCGTTTTGTTCTTCATCATCAAATTCGTCATCTTCATCAAACTCATCATCTTCTTCAGTATCTTCTTCTTCAAGTTCAACTTCTTCAGATAATTCATCTTCTTCGATGACCTCTACTTCGTTTATATCGACTTCTTCAACTGTATCCTCGAGGGGAGTTAAGAAACTCTCAAAAGCTGAAGTAGCTTTTTCATTATCAGTTTGTAAAGCAGTCGGTTTATCCGTTATTGCCATAAAATACTCCTATATTGTATTTTTATAATATTTTATACGAATTGTTTATAAAAAGAAAATATCAGACTATGTTTCTGATTTTGTTTATGTAGGATTGGGTGAGCTTTCCTTTTTCAGCTACGATTCTTAGGTGTTTTTCTATCTCTGATAATAATAAGACTGACTTATGTAAATGCTCTCTACTATTCACATTATCTATATCTTGATCTTTTAACCAAGCATCAATATAAGTCTGTTTTAGGTTTTCTAAAACTTCTTTAAAGATTTCTGAATTTAATATTTGTTGAGCTTGTTCAGCCTTGACTGCTTCTTCGTGTGTTATAGACATTAAGCAAATAATCCTGTTGGTCTTGGTAACTTAGGAACTCCAACACTAGGGGTTGATTCTAATGCAGCTAGTCTTGCCTCTATATCAGAAAGACTTATTTGTGGAATTCCTGCTATTGCTCTATTGATATCTGCTTGAGTAACAAACTGTGATACATCAGGCATGGCTTGTTGTGGTAAAGATCCTAAAATATCTGATCGTAATGCTTGTATATCAATCTGAGGTTGCTGTGGAATACCAGATATTGCTCTATTAATATCTTGTTGAGTTACAAATTGAGAAACATCAGGCATCTGCACTTGAGGCAATGAACCAAGTATGTCTGATCTTAAACCACTTATATCTTGTTGTGTTACAAACCTAGATACATCTGGTAATTGTGGTTGTGGAATTGATCCTAAGATATCTGACCTTAACCCACTAATATCTTGCTGAGTTAAAAACTGCGATGTATCTATTTTAGGAATATTTAAAGGCATGTCTTTT